GCGTTGTTGATGGCGTTACGGGTCTCGTCGTCCTTCCCGTAGACCGCCAGCATCTCGTCTTTGTTGGCGAAGATGCGGATCGCCATCCGTCGGGGACCGCCGGCATCGCACTCCCGCTCGTTGACGATGATTTCGTCTTGCAGGATGCGGGTGGCTCGAATCTTCTTGGTCAACGGGTCGGAGTCGATCTTGAGGAACCCCGAGCCCCATGTCCGAGCGTCCTCGCCGCACTGCTCGATGATGGGCCACAGGTCCAGTTCGAAAAAGCAGGCGTCGAGCCAGCGAGAGAGCTTCTTGGACTTGACGCGGGTCTTGTTGTCCCCGGCGATCGGACAGACCTGGACGAAGGGCCGCTCCTTGTAGATTCGAGCCCCAAGAGCGTCGGAGCACTGCTGAATGACGTTGTAGCGGGGCGCCTCGAACCGGGCCCGGCTGAAGACGTTGGCCTTGCCGGGTCTGACCGTCGGGCTGTAGTTGAACGACGACGGACCAGCGGAACGACCGGTCAGGTATCGGTAGTAGAGCAGGTTGTCCCACCGCCACTGCCAATTCATCGCCTCGATGTTGTTGCACCATGCGGCGAGCCGTCGTCCGACGTCGGCCTTGGAGGCGGTCCACCATGTCCTATCCGTGCCCGTGGTCTTGCCGCGGCGGGCCTCCTCGGTCTTGGCTTTGTCGACGTACATCAGCCGGCCTTGACGGTTACGGTGCCCGTCTTCTTGTCGATGGCGACGACCGTCATCGTCCCGGTTCTCTTGAGCTTCTCAGCCTCGAGCAACGAGCAGGGGAAGCTTTGCCAAGTCAGGCCGTTGTCGTAGCTGTACCACTGGCGCCCGAGTTCGAAGCCGTTGGGCAACCAAGGCTCACGAGCGAACGCCGCGCGCTTCTCTTCACAGTTCTGCTCGCCACAGGTAGGACAGACGTTCATCAGTTCTGCTCGTCGAGCACGGGGGGATGCAGCGTCAGGTCAGCGGCGTCGATTGGGCTGTCGTCATCGGGGAACGGCGTGCCGGGCAAGAGAGCGACGGGCCTGCCGACGTCGGCCGTCGAACCAGCTTGGGGCGCTGGAACTTCGGACCCGCGGAACGTCACCCGAAAGCCCGCCTCGGTCACTTCCAGGCTTGCGACGTTGGACGGCGCGTCCTTCAGGTCGGCATAGAGTCGCTTGAGGCTCGGCCGGCGTCGTTTCGTCACATGCTAAGGGGATTTGTTGCTACCCCGGACCACCATACCCGCTATTGTCCTCATGACTGTCGTAGCCGTACCCGGTCGGCTGGGGCTTGAAGGCTTGGCGCCAGCGGTTTTCGTCGAGGATGGCAGGGGCGATCTTGGGCGCGGCCGCAACTGCCTCGAGATAGAGCGGCAGGGCGTAGGTAGCCGCGTCGGCGACGTCGGGATGAATTACGGTGTTGTCCCACTCGTATTTGCCTTCGGCCCGTAGCTCCAGGTCGAACTTGGCCAGCTTCAGATCGTGTTCGAGCTGGGAGCCTTCGAGGACATGCATGCGGCCTGTCCCCAGCAAATCCGCCCCTCGGTCAACACGTTGCTTGAGCGAGCCTTGGCCCTTCTTTGCCGGTTCGATGACCAGCGAGAATTCGTGCAGCGCGACATCGTCGGCTGTGCTCTGTGAGTCTGAGCGGATGCCGACCACGGTTCGATAGTTTGTGACCAGCAGCTTGAGAACGGCGAGCCACTGGGACTTCACGGTATAGGCGGCGCGTTCGGTCACCCACTCGGCGCATTGCCAGATTCCTACCGGGTTGAACGACGACCAGCCCCACAAGACAGCGGCGTAACGGTCTGACGAGCTGGCGGGGTCGATGCCGATTGCGAACACGTCAACGCCCTCAGGCGGGAGGACCGCAATCAGCTTGCCAGGGGGAAGGTCCAGGCCGATTGAGAACGGGGCTACAGAGCCACGCCATGCGTTTCTGGCTGGGCTGTAGCGATAGGCCGTGGCGACGGTTGACCAGACGGGAACGCCTGCCCAATCGCGTTGGAACTCTGGATCGTCTTTCGTTCGGCCGGTCGCGTCTAGGTAGGCCTGTTGCTCGGCTGCCGGGTCTTTCAGGTGGGGATTGTCCATCATCGCCCAGGTGTGAGTGACGTAGCGACCGGACCGGAATTGCTCCAGGGCGAACCCGGCCTCGACGTCGGGCCAGGTGCCGCACAGCAACAAACGCCCGTCTCCCGAGTCGGACAGGGCGGGGGGGAGAATGCGCAAGACCAACGACCGGAGAACCTTGACCGGCTGGGACTGCTGCTCGTCGATGATGGCCAGGGAGAGGCGGCTACCGAGAATCGTCTGGACGTGACGTAGGTCGTCCGAGCCACCGAACGAACAGACGGAGCCGTTCGGGAACGTGACGGTCTGGCGGGTCTTGTTGAGGACGTGCGGGATGCCTCGGCGCTCGAGCAGGGGGACGACGATCTCCCGTAGGATCACGTCCCATGCGTGGGCCTTGGTCAGACCGATGTAAATGCAGTTCCGGCGGGGAGCGGCCAGCGCATACAGCACCAGGGCGAACGCCGCCGCGGTGGTCTTGCCGGATCGACGGGATGTGAACCAGGAGTGCCAGCGGTTCGGATTGCGAAGGAGATCGCCGAGTGCGGCCGCTTGCTTGGTGTGGCCGTTCGCCAGCTCTTCAACACTCAGTCCGGCGGGAGCGTCGTCCTCGATCAGCTCCAGCAGCTCGTCTAGGCCATCAAGGACCGGTGCCGCCATTGGCAGCCCGGCGCTGGCGCGCCTCTTCGAGCATCCCGTCTAGCAACTTCTGGGCAAGCTGCTGGATCGCTGCGTCGTCGCTCGGTTTCTTGATCAGCCCGCAGACCTTGAAGAACAGCTCTGCCGCCTTGATGTCTCCGGCCATTCCCGCGTCGAACATGCTGGTCAGGAGATCATTGGCCCGGGGGATCTGCTCCTCTTCGATGAGCCGGCGAAAGTCGCGCTCGGCCTTGCTGATCCCGATTCGACGCGGATCGTGGCCCTTTTGCCAGGGAGTACCGACAGGCATCCCATCGGGCCGCATCATTGCCGCTGAGCTTGCGGCGCTCATGCCGCCTCCAGCATCCGGCCCATCTGGGCTAGAACCATCCAGGGGCGGAATCTAACCGTGTAGCCCTTCGTCTCACACAGCTTGGGGAAGTTGCCGGCGCCGGGGAGCTTGGTCACGAGCAGGGGCGTCACGAGCTCGCCCTTTTCCACTCCGGCCGCTTTCAAGAGCGCCGAGGCGATGCCCTTCTGGCGCAAGGCCTCCTTGACGTACACGAACCCGACGACGTGGGGGCCGTCGTGGATGATGTAGCCGAGAATCTCATCCGGGTCGCCTTGCGGCGTGGCGACCAGCGTCCGATAGGTTGCCAGGACGGGTTCTACCAGCAGGTTCAGAACCTCGGGCTGGAGACCCGTGGCGTAGGCGCTGTTGCGGACGAGCGTGCGACGCATGCTGTCCAGAACGAAGGCGCGATCTTGGGGCTGAAACGGTCGGATGCCGATGAGGGCGGGCATTGCCCTCTAGGGGGGATTGTTGCGCCGAGAATAGAGCCCGGAATTCGAACCCGTGCTCACTGCAAAACCGCTTCAGGGCCCGCCTGACCCGGAAGTGATTGACCCGGCATTCCCTGGCGGCACGGCGCATGTAGCCCGATTCAGCGAAAGCCAAGATCAGCCGACGGCCGCGGTAGCTGGGGGGGAGGTTGTTGGCGGCGTCTGACAACCTTCGGAACAGGACAGCCCGTGGATCGTCGGCAATCCCAAGGGCTGGCGTCAGGTGGTCAGCGGCCAGCTGCACGAATTGCGGCCCCTTCGCCGTGGAGCGGGGAAAGGTCCAGTGCCCCCCGCCTTCGAGCACGCCCAACCCTTCACGCTCGAGCCGGCGTTTCCAAATCTGTTCGAGCCTACGTACTTCCTGGGGAGTCGGCGGGTGCATCCGCGGGTGTTTCGGGTGCGATGCCGGCGGGTGCGAACGGGACGTGAATCGGATCGTCGCAGCCATCTTGGTGGGCTGCTCGGTGACCGCACGTTCCGCATGTCGCGGTGGGCGCATAGGCGCCGGTCTGTTCTCGCTTCGCCTTTTCATGGGCGGCGATGTTGACCGGGGCCGTCGGGTCGTATGGTTTGTCACCGAAGTCGGGAACTCCGGCGCCTTCGACGAGAGCGAGCGGGACAGGTGGAAGGGCGTCGTGTTCCGCAATAGCAGCCGCCGCTTGCGCATCTCGCTTCGCCTTCTCCTCGGCCGCTTCGTTCGCCGCCTTCTCTTTCTCGGCGCGCTCTGCCTTCATCCGGGCGATGTTCTGCTCCACGATGGACTTGATTGCCGACGCGGCGCCGGGGGCCAGCTGCTCGTCGAGGTACTGGATCAGCCCGGCCTGGGTCGTCATCATCTGCCCCTGCTGGATCATGAGCTGCTCCGTGGCCCCGGTGACGAAGTTGGCCATGTCGGCGAGCCGGGACTCCAGGTATTTCATGAACGCCGCTTTCTGCTGGGCGACCGAAACTTTACGGCGGTGCTTCTGTCCCATGTAGCCTCCAATACGTTGTCAGCGGTGCTAATAGGCTGTCAATCCTTCAGCCTGTTTTCCTACGCTCAATCCGCATCCCCGTGGGTCCGCCCTCCGGCATCACCCGGCCAGGGCCGCGACGCGACGTAGCCAGTTCCAGAATGCTGGGGATGCAGTCGTGGCAGGGGAGGAGCAGACCGCATTCACAGCGGGCCTGGGACGCTTCCAGTTGCCGCCATTTGGCCGATTCGACTGCGGTGAAGGGTGTGCCGGCCTTAACGCCCCCTACCTCCCTGGGAACATCGTAGCCGCGTTCCCTGGCCCGGTGGCGGAGGTACCTGATTCTGTCGGTGGAGAGGCCGAGGTGCTTGGCCTGTTGTTCCGAGCTCATGGTCTTGGCGGTTTCGACGACACGGGCCAGCGCTGCATCGGCCTTGGCCTTCTTTGCCGCGTTCGATTCACCGATACGGCCGATACTGAGACAGGCTTCGCAATCCCGGGTTGTGCAGCCAGGGGGCCGTTTCTCGCCGCAGCGGGTACAACGGCCTTCGGC